TGGCCATCGCTTTAGCAGCAGCCTTCTGCATGGGAGACAACTTCTCAGGCTTACCTAAACCTTTTGGTCTTTCTTTATCCCAGACTTCTTTCATTAGTAGCCCCCAGCTTTACGGCCTTCAGACATTGCGATTGCTTTTGCCTGAGCTGGTGTTTTTACTTTCTGACCAGAGCTTGACTTGAGCTTTCCTTTGGAATACTCACGCATTACTTTGGCAACTTTGGCTTGCATCTTATCTGTATCTGGCATATCTATCCTCTATAGGTTTTGATTGGAACCAAGTGTTTCTTGCATACCCATCTCTGGGTTTAGACGTGAATCAGAAAGGAGTTGACGGCCTCTACGTCTTGCGCCACGCATTCTTGCGCCAGCCTCTTCCTGTGCCTGTGTTGCTTGTGATTTTTGAGCCGCTGCTTTTCTTTCTGCTTCCGCTGCATCTGCCATTGGTTGTGATGCAACTGCTTTGGCGCTACCGCCTCCAAATACTCCACCCATGATTAGCTCACTTTCATTTCGTTAGAGCCAAGCGTTTGAATGCCTGTCTCTGGGGTTAAACGTGTATCGGATAGCAACATACGGCTACCACCACGAACTCTTGCTTTAGCACGAGCTGCGTTTTGCTCTGCGAGCTGTCGCTTCTCTTCTTCAGCTTGCGCTCTAATTCTTTCGTTCTCTGCTTTAGTCTCAGCAGCTGCTCGTTCAGCACCGCTGGTATCTGGAGATCCACCAAATAGTCCACCCATTTAATACCTCGTCATTAGTAAGTAATCCACCTTGTCAGGGCCATACATCTTTAAAACCGCTTCGGTCTCAAACCTTAATGCTTTCGCATAACGTATTGCCCGAATATCGTCAGTTCTAACAGTTATTTGCAATCTATGCAAGTTGAGATATCTGGTTGCGATATCTACAAAGGATCTGCCACATCTGAGCATGGATGCTGGGTGTTCTCTAGCCTGATTGTCAAAGATGCTCCACATCTCGCCAACTCCACCCCAAAAGAATACAACCCCAAAGATGGCTATCGGTTTATTGCGGTAGAAAGCGGTAACCGCTGCACCAAGCATGGATTGGCTATATATCATGGATCTGAGGTCATAGCCCCTAGCCACAGCCAACAGCTCTGGCTGGGTGGTATCGAGTTGGTCAAAGTGGTCAATAACGAATGGCAGATAGAACACCCCTCTCTTGGGATGCATCTCCTCGTTTAATACCTCGTAGGGTATAGTCACTTTCATCTTGAGAATATATCAAAGTCGCTGTTAGCCACAGTCTGGGCAACAAAAGTCCTAGAGGACACGTCTCCTGGGCGAGTCATGCGCTTGTATTCACCGCCACCGAGCAAGAGATATCCAAAAGCATCGCCAACGTGTGAGTGTTCGTTTTTGTTTGGGCTATCCCTAAAACGCTCTTGACCAGAGCCGACTGATACCCGCTTGAAATGGTAGCCACCCGCTAGAGACTTGCGTAGTAGCTTGCATTTGCTGTCAACCATCAGCCCCGGCTTGCCGTTAATAAGACGTTGCATGGGCGCAGCAGCGGATTCTCTGCGAACCTTGAAGTCATTTGATGGGGTTGGCTGTGCCTTGAGGCCAAGAGTCCTTAAAAAGTCAAAGGCCGTTACCTCATAGATCGCATCTCTAGCCATACCAGCCGGATCGCCCCACACCAATACTTGCATTCCTGGGTACTTTGCGTTGATTTCAGCCACGAGCTGGTGGCCAAAGCGCTCCAATCCCATGTCAAAGGTAACAATCTCGTCAATTACTTGCCACCTACCGCTAGGCAACCTCTGCCCAATCACCGCAGCTGGTGTTAAACCAAAGTCAAGACCGATCTGGATCGGCACAGAGTTGTCCAAAATAGTCTCTCCAGACATGATGTTATCGTCATATTCAGGCCAAACCGACTTGCCCTCTTGGACATAGGTATATTTCCCTTCTGCGTAGCATCTGATCCAATCTAGATTTTTACCCAATAGCATCTGCTGATAGTATCCAGCCGGTAGATTGGCTACGTTTTCAGCCTTCTTGTTTAACTGCCACCACTTACCCGCTGAGAAGATGCAGTCATTGGCCTCTGGGTTTTCGGGCAGATCGTCTTTGCCGACTTCAATAACCCCGCCAGGTTGCTTGTAAAATTTCCAAGCATATGGTCCTGTCATCTTTTCTTTCTCGGCCATCCTAAACCACCAATGGTCATCATCCATTGGGTTGGTATCCATCCAGATGCCATGCCAACTAGCGCCACCATCTCGCTTGGTAGGGTATCTACCTACTCGGTGTGTAAGGCCATCGATTACAGCCTTTGGCAACTCTCGTGCCTCGTTAACCCATGCCCCTGTTAGCTCTAGGGATAATAGCTTTCTAACGTCTTTTGGTTGGTCAAGCGCTAAGAATATTACCTCGCAATCAAGACCAGCAGCTCCATCCCTTGCCGGTAGTCGGATGTGGTGGGTAATCGGTGGGGTATAGAGCATTGGTCCAAAGGTATTCTCTGGGAAAAGGTCTTGCCACGTCTTAATTGTGGTTGTCTTGAGTTCAGGATAGCTATTGCGTACAATGACAAAACGGGTATATCGGACACCATCGATAGGGGAGGGCTTTTGCTGAATGGCTCTGATGAACACCTCAGCAGCGCAAGCATAAGACTTGCCAGACCCTACTGGCCCCATCATCCCACGCACGAATGCATTACTCGTTAGGAACTTATAAACCTCTGGGGATTTGGAAAAATCTAAGCTAATACCAGTAGTCGGTATCTGCTTACTTGACATCTCTTTTGTTTTAGCCATTGATTTTTAACACTTTTCAGTTAATATAAGCTAACTTTATCATTATAAGGTATGTCATGGTACGAAAAGCGTGTAGTGACGAAGAATTTATTGCGGCTTGGAAAGAACACCAATCCCCTGAAAAGGTAAGTTTGGCTATTGGTCTTAGCAATCGCAATGTTATGAAGAGGCGCAGAATAATAGAAAATAAATATGGCATTATTCTAGAGGCTCTGTCACCCTCTGGCCAGCCTAAGATTTATATTCCTGATGAGCAGATGCAAGCTAACGTCACCATCGATAATGGTGTCATCTTAGTTGGCTCTGATTGCCACTACAACCCAGAGTATGTTACGACAGCTCACCGAGGCTTTGTTGAATTTGTAAAGTATCTGAAACCAAAGATTGTGATTCTCAATGGGGATATTGCGGATTTCGCTAGTATCTCAGCGCATCATCGCATTGGCTGGCAGAAAGGCCCGACAGTCAAAGAAGAGCTAGATGAGATCCAAGAAAGACTCGGAGATATTGAAAAGGTAAGACCGGCTGGCTGTAAGCTAATGATTACGATTGGTAACCATGACCTACGATTCTCAGGCAAGCTGTCTAACATCCTCCCACAATACGAGGGAATCAAGGGCTTTGATATTGCAGACCACACCCCGCATTGGAAGTGGTACTGGTCAATCATGGTCAACCAGACTTGCATGATTAAACACCGCTGGCACAACGGAGTTCATGCGGTCTACAACAACACCATGAAATCGGGTACGAGTTTCGTCTCGGGTCATCTACATTCTCTCAAGATAACCCCTTGGACAGACTACACCGGCACACGATATGGGGTAGATACTGGAACGATGGCCTGTATTAAGGACAACCAGTTTGCGTACACAGAAAACAACCCGGTCAACTGGAGAGCTGGATACGCAGTATTGACCTTTATCAACGGCAAACTCATGCCACCAGAGCTGGCAGAAGTTGTTAATGAGGATGAGGGTCTAATTTATTTTCGTGGTCAGTTAATGAAAGTATGATCCAGCTCACATCTACTATTCTGAAGAATATGTACACCATGCTTGTGGTGTGCAAACCCTTTGATAATTGGAATATGCCGTTACCAGAGCAGATTAAATTTATCGTAGATCACGATCCAGATACGATGGGAACCTATCTATACGATGATGGGGGCAAGCATGAACACGTCATTACTATCTCAGCAGCTCGTTGTGGCTGGCTCGAAACAAGTATTCGTACGATGGCGCACGAGATGATTCACGCTAGTCGATGGAATACCTCCACAGCTGCATGGCAGAAACACGATAAGACATTCCGGCACAGGGCCAAGATGGTAGCGGATGAGCTAGGCTTTGATCCGCTAGAGTTATAAAAATGTTACGTTATGTATACATATGGTAACGATTATGTATCAAATGTTACACATTATGCGGTGATTCATGCGGTGATTATTTAGTGGCCAAAATAAAAAGCCCTATGTTGCTGAACCCATATCCGCTGTAAACCACCGCCATAGGTACATTGCCTTTGAGTCCTTGCTCTACAGCTATGTAGCCATAAATCAGACCTGTAACGATAATCAGCCAGGCACTCATTTCTCTTGTGCCTTTCTTAGTATTGCTCTAGCAAATTCAATCCAGCCTTCATTGGAATCAATAAGATTTGTAACTGCATTGCCTATTTCTATTATTTCCTCATCTGTTAGTGTCTTTGCTGGATAGGTGTAGAGTGGGATAGTATGTTGCTCATCTTGTTCTCTACGCACTACGGCTTTAATAATATGGTCTGCATCCAAAACATCTTGTGATGTCCACGCTACTGGTTCATTGTTCATTT